TTAAAAGCTACTGATGAACATAATGGTATTCCTACTTTTACTAGCTTAGTAAAAGGACTAGTACATAAAGTTCCTTCAAACTATAATCAACCTACTTTAGCTAGTGGAGAGATAGATTGGAGAATGATAGAATGCCCTACTACAGGTGCTAATAGTCCTGCAACTGCTGGTTATTATATGCAACAAACAGGATCTGTAGTTCAGACTAGTGCTACTATTAATATTTATCGAGGTACTTGGGATGGTACTTTTGTATATTCTTGGTCTCAGAATCCTGTGTGGATTATATTTGACATATTAACTAATAAAACTTATGGTCTAGGTATCCCTGATACTACTATTGATAAATATAGATTTTATCAGATAGCACAATTCTGTGATGCCTGTGATTATGCTACTGGTAATTTTGTTGGAGTAGATGGTATAGCTGATGGTACTTTTAGAAGTAAACCTAGAAATACTTTTACAAGTTCAAGAGAAAATCAATTAGGTATAACACAGGGTACAAAGATTAGAGAAAGAAGATTTACACTAAATACTGTTATTGCTGATCAAAAAGCAGCTTTTGATACTCTTAATGCTTTAGCTTCCAGTTTTCGTGGGGCTATAATTTATGCACACGGTAAAATTACATTAGCTTGTGACTTACCTGATGAAACTCCTGTTATGGTATTTAATGAAACAAATATAGAAGATGGCAGTTTCATTATTTCAGGGAATAAAGAAAGTGAAGTACTAACAGGAGTTGATGTTAGTTATATTGACCCTGGTAATCACTATAAACGTGAAACTGTACGTATAGATCAATTAGGCAGTAATGATGGTATCAGCAAAACTGAGATAGAAAATATAGAATCTTTAGACATACCAGGTATTACTAGACGTGGACAAGCACTTAGATATGCACAATATCAAATAGCTTCTTCTAGATATTTGAGAAGAACTACTACTTTTAATACTAGTACAGATGCTTTACAGTTAGTACCAGGAGATGTTATTGCTGTATCACAGCAGTCAAGTGGTGTAGCCTACGGTTATGGTGGCAAAATTAGAGCAGACTCTCCTGTTCAATCAAGTAATACTAATGTATTTATTGAACATTTTACTGTTCCATCACTTAATGCTATTAATTTTAATGCTAATACCGGTCCTTTAGTGCTTAGAGTAGTAAAATTAGCTTCAGATAGAATAGATACCTATATAGTATCTAATACTAAATATGCATTATCTACTACGGATGCTGTAACTACCGGTGTTGATCAAGGTATACTAAATCCTATCAAAAGATATAATTCTATAACTAGAGTATGGGATACCTATACAGCATTTACTTCTAACACTGCTCCTTCAAAAGGAGATTTATGGACTTTTGGGGAAATAGAAGCGGAAGGCGATATTTATCGTGCAAAGAGTGATAAACTATTTAAAGTAACAAACTTAGATAGAGAATTACAAGAGAATAAAATTAAAATTTCTGCTACTGAATATATTTCTAATGTGTATGTAGATTCTGATAAGTTTATTGACTATAGACCTACTGCATATACAGATATACAGTCTTCCTTATCCGTACCTCCTGTACCTAATTTTAGTTTTGCTAAAAGTGCTAGAAGAACTCTAGATGGATCAGTAGTTGTTGACGGTATATTAAAAACTTCTACAGATCAAGATGGTTTTGGTCTTACTTATATTACTGAATATGAAATGTCTAAACCTTTAGGAGAATCTTTAGTAGCTAATGCAAATCTTTCAGGAATAAGTGGACAAGTAGTACATATTGAACAAGCTAATGTATTTGTTGGAGACATAAATCCAGTAACTTTAGCAGGTAAAAGCGGATTTAGTAGTCCTATAGGTGAGGTTAAGCTACTATGTACTGCTGTTAATGTTGTAGATACTTCTGGAGGTACTTCAGATGGTAATATAGAATTTACTTTAGAAGGTTTTGGACAAGTATTTGATGAAAATTTTCAATGTAGTATATTAGATGCGAATGATAATGCTGTTTTTGGAGCACTAAAAGGTACAGACCATATTACTATTCCTATAAATGAAAAAGATCAACAGCAAGGACTACTAAACTTTGTTGGATTTGCGGGTACTTTAACAGATCTTAGTCAACCGATTACAGGATTTACTCTTGCTACAGATAAATTAAAAATAGAAAATAAAAGAACCAGTGATGTAACTTTAGTTAATAAAATACCGTCAGCTCCTTTTTATGTCACGTTAAATCAACTTGTAGATTCTAGACATTATTCTAATAATAGTTTTTATGTAAGAGGATCAGAACATACTTACCTAAAAAGCGGTGAAATAACTAGTAATGATACTACTACTATTGATTTGCCTGTACGTCCTAGAGATGCAGCTTTTGTTAGGCTTTTTGTAGACGGTACTCAAAAAAGTTCTGGACAATTTATTCTTAATAACGATAATGTTCAAATGAATGCAAACGTAGTATATACAAGTGGTGCTACTGAGACATCTTTTAGAACAGAAGTAGATTATTATAGTGTACCTATTTTTGAAATAGGAGATAATGTACAAGTTTCTCATGCTAATGTATTTAGTATAGCTACTACTAGTTTTGATCCTCTTTCTCCTAAGTATAACGCAGCTTTAACTGCTAATTATATATACAGAGTACATACTAGTACGACTCCTGTATCTAATATAGGTGGTTTAAACTTTACAAATGTTAGCCTTGATCCTGTAGGTAAGATAGGTAATGCCGCAGATGGGTCAGGAACCTTTGAGTATGATACTGCTGTATATCCTGGAAGGTTTACTTTAGCTAATAGTAGAATATATCATTTAGAAACTGGTTCTGACTTTGAAGCTATATTCTTAACTAAAGATAAAATTATACCAAACTTACTACAAGGTACTACATCTATTCGTGCAAGAAATAAAAGTAGAGGTGGTAGGCTTAGCGCTTTCAATACTAAATCTATAAATGTTCAACCTATTCCTATACAAAAAGTACTAAATGCTTCTCTTGTAGAATCTTTATATCGTGAGCAAACTGGTGGTGTTGCTGTTAGAGTAACAGTACAATTTGACCATATTGAAGGGCAAGAAGTAACTGACTATGAAATATCTTATAAACTAGATTCTGTAGATGACGTAGGTGTAGATGATGGCGGTACTGATCTAACTTCTTTTAATACTGTAAAAGTTCCTGCTACGGGAGTAGACTCTGACGGTAAAATTAGATTTACTGTTAATGGTATTAATAGAGGACAAAATAGTGATAGTAGAAATGTAATATTTAGAATTGTACCTCTAAATAAAGATTTAAGAGGTATAATTGCTACTTTAACTAAATCTATTATTGGTAAAACAGCTAAACCTGAAAATATATTTAATTTTACTGGTGGTCAACAAACTGATCAGATTACTCTGTTATGGTCTTATCCGCGTACCAATGATGGAGAATTAAAAGATATTGATTTAAAAGAGGTTGTAATTAAACGTATACCAGGAACCCAAAGTGCTGATGTAGAAAACTTTGTTGTAGCAGATAATCTAGTTACTGTTTCTGCAGGTACTGCTCGTAAATCAATTCCTATTGATACTTTTGGAGAGTTTACCTATTTAGCTAGAAGTAGAGATACTAGTGGTAACTTTAGTGATGGTGTAGTTGCCATAACCTTAACTACTTCACGCCCTGTTAGAAGTACTGTAATAAGAGCTTATAATGAAGATGAACCTACTACTGCTTTTGCTGGTAGAACTAATGATAACAGTGAAGAAACTAATTTTCCATCTTTTGCTTCTTCTAATACTGGAGGGTTAGCTTTTGCAGTACCTCCTAACCCAACACCACCTGGTGAATCTAATGTAGTTGATAATGCTAATGGTACTGCTACTGGTTTTTCAGCTAGTACTAGTGCTAGTGATTTATTAGCTACTGAATCTGCAGAATATATAACATCAATTAGAGATGTTGGGGCTACCATCACAGGTGCTGTATTTGTAGACATTGAAGGAAGTCAGTCAGCAGAAACTACTTTTAATGACTCTAAAGAAACATATTTATCAGGAGTTACCGATGCTTCAGGCACTGCGGGAGTATTAAAAGATGCAAGTTTTGGTGGAATAGGTCATGTGCTAGGGCATTCTAATACAGCAGTAGTTAATCCTAGATTTGATGCCCCAAATCAAACTTTCATGACAGGTGGTGCTTCAGGTAATGTATTTGCTATCTGGGATGATGGCAAATATACAGGCAATGTAATAACTATTACGGGAATTACTAAAGCTAGTCCCGCAGTAGTAACAACTAGCGGTACTGAGCATGGACTAATAAATGGTAGTAGAATTATTATTCATGATGTGAATGGTATGACTCAGATAAATAATAGAGAACTATATGTTAATAGAGTAAATGCTACTAGTGTACAACTTTATACTGATGCAGGAAGAAGTGCCGCTCTTGATTCAAGTGGTTTTGCTACTTACGTTTCTGAAGGAGTATTAGACCAAGGTGACTATGCAAATGCTAATTCTTACGCACTAATAGCTGGAGTTATAGATGCTGATGAAATTAGACTAGGAGCTTCTTATTTTTCTAATGGTGATGTTACTGGTGGAAATGTATTAGCAAATATAACAACTGCTGCTAGTAGCTATAAGTTAGTCAACTTTAAGCAGTATATTGATACAGGTTCTGGTGATACTTTTGCTGGGGCACTAGGTGCTGTTAGTAGTCAAACACTAATTAGAACTACTACTGCTGCAAATGCTCAATTATACTATGCCAATGGCAATGTTAATATAAATGAATTTATTGGTTCAGCAGTTAATGATGGTTTTCAAACGTATCAAGCGGGTAGTAGAACCTTTAGACAGTTTCAACTAAAATTTATTGTCAAAAATAATCAGCCTGATGAATTTGACTTTACAATTGATAAATTTAGGTATACTATAGAAAAGGATACAGTCACTTTTACAGATACTACTGCATATAATGCTACTACTAAAACTGTGGATATAACTGAGGCAGGTTTTTTAACTAGACCCGTTATAAGTTATTCTATGGTAGATGAGGATTCTAATAGACCTCATATAGTAGTAACTACTGCAGCTTCGAATCAAGCAATTAGTTATCAAGTATTCAAGAGTGACGATGGCAGTGCCGGATCAACAACATCAGGGATGTCCGTAATGATGACAGCAATAGGAGTATAAATGGCTTTAGTAGAATCCAACACATATATTGAACCAACGGCAGGTACAGCACTAAACAGTGCACGCACCCAGTTCAATAATTCTATGAGGTCACTTTTAACTAATTTCAGAAGTTCTAGTCCTCCCGCTACTGTAAATATTACTGCATCTGGAGATGGTATTTCTGTACCGGACGGTACTATAATGCACTTTGCTAATGCAAATGTTAATGCACTGTTTATTTCAGATTCTACTACTAAGAAAAGTTCTCATATTGGTGGTAACTTTACTAGAGTAGGTATAGGTCATAGAATAGAAAATGGTATTGTACCTTTAATGTCTAATATTAGTCATTATGATATAGGCGAGCTAATAGCTACTGTTTCTGAAAATGGAACACTAGCTGCTAACTCTAGAGTCTACCTAAAAACTAGTAATAATACAAACGATGCTTCTATTTTTGATATAGGTACTCCAGGAACAGGGCAAGTTGTTAATACAATGATTGCTATTGGAGGTGTTACTTCTGATAGAACTAATTTAATAACAAGTGGAGTAGCTACTGCTAATCTTAAAGTAACCTCGTCTACTTCAACTGGCGGTCTTGAATGGTTTCCAGAAGCCACTGGTGTAGGACATGCAGCTCTTAGAATTTCTAGTGTAGGTGCTACTAACAATGCTGCTATACAATTTGGGTTTGGTAGTTCTGCTTCTAATGTATCGTTAGCATATCAGCCATTACTAGGTGCTGTTAAAAATGGTTTAGCAATTGTACAGCAAGATGGTACTTATTCTGCTCTTAGTGCAAATGTTATACTACAATCTCCTATTACAGGGGGAGGTGCACAACCTGTACCTTTAATTCCTGTAGGTACTATTGTAGCTTATGGATTAAGTACTAATCCTGATGGGTGGCTTCACTGTAATGGACAAAGTTTACTTAGAGCTACCTATCCAGCACTATATGCAGTAATAGGTGTTTTATATGGTGCGGGGGATGATGCAGGTAATACTTTTGCAGCTCCTGAATTACGAGACAAAATGTTAATGGGTTCTGGTACTAATAACGGAACTCATGGTAACGGTGCAGGAGCTTTTGCATCTGGAGGTACTATTACTACTGCTTCTGGATCTGCAGCATTGACTGTGGCTACAGGTTCTGCGTCTACTGGTGTCAAAGATGCTGGTGGTTTAACAGTGGTAACAGGTGTGAGTGCAGGTGGTCACACACATACAGCAGTGGTTCCACATGCTGTAGCACGTTTTATAATAAAAGCATAGAGGGATAATAATGGAATATATAAAATTTCATATAGATGAAATGGATCAAGAATTTGTATTTTGTGAATACAGAAAAGTAACAGAAGAAGTAAAAGGGCCCTTAAAGTCAAGAGCTTTTCCTTTTTCTAAAATTATAGATAAAGAACCAAGAATACAAGAATTAGTTGCTGGCCCTATTATAGGAATCTACTATGAACAAAGAGGTAGTAGTATAGTAAGTGAAAGACAATGGATTGATAGAATTGAGACTCTAGAAGAAGAAACAATTGATTGGATTACTACACTAGTAAAAAAGATATGTATAGAAGAAGTATATGATGAGTTATTAAAACCTCCTACAATTGACGAACAAGTAGAAGATTTTATAAAAGAGTTTTTTGAAGAGGGAGATTCAGAGCCACTAGAGCAAAAAGACTTTTTAGCTGAATTTTTTGAAGAGCTAGAGCCTCTGTCTCAAAATTCACCAAAACAAAATGATCCTTTAGCTGACTTTTTTGAAGAGGATTCTGATAACACATTAAATAAAAGAATAGAAGAAAGATTTAATAATACATCATTAGAGACAGTAGATTTTCTAGCTGAGTTCTTTGAGCAACTAGAAGATGATGAAGTATAATATTTAAGGAGCTAATATGGCGCTAACGCGTGTAACATCTACAGTTTTAGGGTCAAATGCAGTATCTGCAGAAAAAATGGCTAATGGTTCTATAACTACTAGACTATATGGTATAAAATCAATTGAAGCTGCGCACTTTGCTACTAGTGCAAATGCTTTTAGTCTTACTACTAATATAAATTTACTGACTGCTAATATAAATCAAACTACTGCTAATATAGCAGCAGCCGCATTAAATATAGCTGCAAGTACTGGCAATACTGTTAGTCTATTAGCAAACGTAAATCTTAATGCAGCTAATACTATACAGTTACAGATTAACCTACAAGCTAATGTAAATTCTGTTAAAGCAAATGTTGATGCTGCAGAATCTAATATTGCTGGTATACTTGATGGTAGTACCTTTACTGGTCAAGTAAATATGAGCGATGATTTGGTTGTTCAAGGTAACTTAACAGTACTTGGTGATAGTATTACTGCTAATACTATAAACTCTGTTATTCAAGATAGATTTATTCTACTAGCTAATTCAGTAACAGGAAGTCCTAGTGCCGATGTAGGTATATTTATGAATAGAGGTAGTGAGGGTAATGCTGCTATTTTCTATGATGAATCTGCTAAATCTTTTACTATAGCTGAGACTAGAGACCCTGATTCTAATGTAGTTATTAGCCCTACAAGTTTAGCTAACTTAGCTGTAGGCACATTAAAATATAATGGAGCAGATCTAAATACTGCTATTACAGATAACCGCTCAGGCGCTATTTCTACAGTATATAAAGATAACCTTACAGTTTCTAGAGCCTTAGCTTCTGACGGAAGTGGTAAGATTGCTGTTTCCGATGTTACTTCAACAGAGCTTGGTTATCTAGATGGCGTTAGTAGCGCTATTCAAACACAGATTGATACTAAAATAGCTATCACTGATTCTGCTGCTAATGACTTTATAACTTTTACTAGATTAACTGCTAATCTTAACTTGGTTTCTAGTAATGTTGCACTAGGGCTTAAACAACTTATAAATGTAGCTGCTAGTGCTACAGGAGAAGGTACAGGTAGTAATAATTTTTATGTAGCTACTCCTGGAGCTTCTAATCCTACTACTATTGATAATGTAGTAGTTAGTATAAATGGGATTACTCAAGCTAAAACAACTGATTACATATATACTCCTGCGTCTGGTAAGGTTACTTTTACTGATGCAGCTATACCATCAGGTTTGACTGTACAAATTATAACTCTGAATCCACCAAGCTAATGAGAAAATATAGACAACTTACAACTGAGTTAACATTTAGATGTAATGCTAAATGTCCTGCTTGTCATAGAGTTAAGCCTCTTCGTATTAATTTAAATGATAAAAAATATACTATATCATTAGGTAAGTTTAAAGAACTATTTTATCCTGAATTACTTAAAAATCTAGAGTGGTTAGTTATTAATGGTAATTTTGGTGACTCTGTTATGAATAAACAGTTTCGTGAAATTATAAGCTATGTTAAAGAACATGATACTCGTATTTTAATTCATACTAATGGAGGTATTCACGGACATGACTATTGGACAGATGTAGGCAATATACTAACAAAACGTGATATTATTAATTTTGATATGGATGGTCTATCAGATACTCATTCAAAGTATCGTATTAATACTAGGTTTGAAGATGTATTTAATAATGCTTGTTCGGTAATTAAAACTAATAATGCACAAGTACATTGGAAATATATTGTATTTGAACATAATAAACACCAAGTAGAAGAAGCTAGGCANATGGCTTTAGATCATAATTTTCATACATTTTCTACCGTTAAAACTTCTAGGGATGTATTTGCTCCTAAAACAGGTAAATTCGTACATTCTAAAAAGAATAAAGAAAATATGGACAAAGCTGAACGAGTAATTAAATGTGTATGGGATAATTGGGGTAAATGGTACGTGTCACCAGAAGGTTTAGTATTTAGGTGTTGTTGGACTGGGGGTCACTACTACGACGAGAATCAATCTCGTTTTTATTATCCTCCTAAGTTTGAAAATTTATTTAATGGACTTCATGTGCCTCTAGAAAAGATTTTAAGTTATGACTATTGGACTAAACTACAAAATTACTTAAAAGGGTATGACAGATCATTTAGTTTATGTAAGTCTCAGTGTGGAAAAATAATATCATCAATTGAAAAAACAGAAGAAAATCTCACTACTGGCAAGAAAGTTTTATTTGACTCACACAGTCAAAACGCCCAAGTTAGAGAAGCCTAAGTTTAAAAATTTGCCATAACCAGAATTTTAAA